TACAAAATACCTGCCGCAATCGCTTGCGGACGATTGTCTGGAATCAATTGCTTCTTCTCCACTTGCATAGAAATGAATTTAGCCAATAATTGTTGGTCTTGTGACAAATCCAATTTGCTGGAAAATCGTTCAATAAAAGAGCTGGGAGTCAACGCACACAATTGCGACTTGTCCGATTGCTCCATATTGCGTTCGTGGCTTTGTAGCAATTCTTCGGCGCATGAACATCCTAAAGACGCACTGTTTTTGTCAATATGGAATATTTCGGCAATTTCATTGGATGTACGAGGGCATTTGTTTTTCCAACACGCAATCCATATACATGCCGCTCTCATGGCATCTCTTTTCATTCCCCTAAAGTTCTTTTGTTCATACAAATCTTTGAAAATCGCTTTCGCGTCATCAATGAAGATTTTAGGGATTCCACTATTGGAAGCATATGTGCTAATCAATTGGAATTCTTCATGTAACATCTTTTCTTTATGAGGCATGGATTGCCATTTAGACCATTTTCTCAGATTTTTCATTTCTAAAGACGCCCCCGATGCGCAAAATATTTTGCAAGCATACGACGATTCTTCCAATAGAGGGTCAATCGGATTTCCACAACGGGTGGTGTCGGGATTGTTTGATTTTTGGTCCGACGCAAAATAACGCCATTCAGGGGAATAATCCAAGGCATAATGATTCATATGGCCACATGAAGCACTCCTACAAGTAGGAAACCCTTCTTCGGCATAAATCAATAAACTTTGGCATTTGATACAGAAATCGGTTTGTTCAACAATGGAGGCGCTTGTATGGTCTGATTCGGTCGTGGCGATTTTATCTTGGTCGTAGATTTCCCATAATTTGGCTTTTTGTATGGGATTTAAATTGGATTTCTTCTTTTTGGTTTTTCGGCTAAAGACATTGGGTACTTCGCATTTAGACATACTTTGTGCCTCCATGATAATTACACTATAGATTTTCTATAAATGTATTTAAACACATTTTTATTCAACTTTGTGTTTGGTCGGATATTCTAATATACTATAATATAGAAAGGGCATGACGAATAATGGGGATGAAAAAAAACCAAATAATGATGGAAGTCAAGCTTTAAACAATATAAACCCAAATGAGGCTGAAAAAATTGATAATAAGCCCAAGTCAGAATGTAAAAATTTAGAAGACGAATTGAAAGGGGAATTTAAAGTTGATTGTACTCCACTTCAAAAGTTGTTGAATATAGAAAAAGAGGAATTCATTAGTAAAGGGGTTTGTGCGTTTTTCCATGCTTTATCAGATACAATTGCGGTCTCACTTGAATCCCAAATCATTGAAATGATGGATGAAATATTATACAAGAAACAAAATGATGATAATGAAACCCAAACTGTTAATAAAGCAGCGAAAACTGATGGTAATGAAAATGCCGATAAAACAGAAACATTTACTAAGTTTGAACACGCAATACAAACAATGCAATTTAAGTTTGATACAAACGATAGTGTTCTGTTTATGGACGGCAAACAAAGTATGCAAAACGAGTTGGAAAAAAGAATTATAACAGAAATCAATACACAACTCGAATCACAAAAAAAAAACGCAGGCAATGTTTTTTTCAGCAATGGTGGACAAAGAAGATACAGTAAAAAATTAAAAACCCGTTATGGAAACAAAAAAAATAAAACTCAAAAAGGAGGAGAAAGAGGTTATGAAATACCTTTGAAATTGCCAAAACACTTTTGGGAGAAACTAATATCCGATTTACGAGTTTATTTAGCGCAAGCCATTAATGAATTAATTTCATGTGAAGCCTTAAAAAAACATTTAGTTTCGGGTATTTACACTTGTGCTGAAAATAATTTTTATGATAAAATTCACTATGATGAATACAAGACAATATTAAATAAAAAAATAAAAGATACAGTTAAAATCACAAATGAGTCACTTGATACAACAGTTAAAGCAAATGATTTTGAATTTAAGAAAAAACTTGCCCAGCGATTAATATTGAGTAATCAAGACAAGAAATGATTTATAAATATTAGTATAGTTATAAAATATATATGTCGTCATCCGAAGTATTATCAGCAGTAAAAGATTATATTTTTAAAAAAGTATCCAATAGTTTAGAAAAAAAAATGGAAGAATTTGTCAAAAAACTTATTGTTGATAATGATGAAAAAATACATGGAAACGTTGTAAAAGGCATTAACGAGCTTAATCCGCAAACTGGAGAAATAATATTAACCAAATCTAAGATACCGATACCGTATGACATGTGGACTGGTATATTAAAAGGCGCCCAATACGAAGATACAAAAAATTATGGCAAAATGCGTGATAGTTATATTAATACTAAAACGAATCCAGTAGTTCCTACAACAGGAGGTAATAAAAAGAGAATAAGTAAAAAAAGGCGTAAAATGGGCAAGAAAAGTACGCGAAAACAACAAGGTGGCAATTTGGTCACATTAGCAAATGCATTGCAAACAATCGCGACCGTATACGAAGACAAAAACAAACCAATTGATTTTGACGTGATATCAGAGCCAATATTAGATTTTATTAAAAAAACAGTTGAAAAAAAGAGAGAAATAATAACTATTTCACTCAATAGCATTGCGGAAGCAACTGCGCCCAATTCATTTCAACAAATATTGGAAAATGAGATTGAAGACAAGATTGAAGAAGTTGTTATTGAAGATTTAAACAAAAATAATGATGCTGGAAAAAATATCTCTGACAATATCACAAACCTAAAATCATTTATACGTGCCCAAGATTTATTATTATTAGTGGAAGGCAACAATAAAAAGAAAATCAATGACTATTATATAGAAAAGGAAAATGCAAATGCAAGCGTAAAAAGCAATGAAACACGTGACGCTACGCCTGTTATTAACAAGGTTCATTCAGAAATGAATTATGAAAATGCAGAAGTATTTGTTAATTCTGTTGAGAAGTTTAAAACTCAATTTAAAAACCAAGTTAAAGAGTTGTTTAATAACCACTACAAATCATTTCAATCTGCAAACTCTACCGTTAAAGATGGAGGTATGATGGAGCTTGTCCATTATGATTTTGGAAGTAATTTTAATATGCCATATAATAAATTAGCAAATGACCTAACGGATACAAGTTTTAATGACTTTATAGATAAACAATGTTCTTCTGTTCCTAAAAAAGATAGCAGTGGTACACAAAATCAAAATAAGGACAAGAGAATATGTAACGGTAATAATTTAATTGAAAAATTTATAACTTATAAATATGAAACTAATAAAACTGATAATACTGATATAAAACTCAGATTATTAGAACGCGTTTATAATTACTCAATACATAGGCAATACAGTTATAACACGAATGGCGATTTATTAGATACTTTGAATAACGCATATGTAACAGACAAAAAATTTAGAAAAGATGCAAACGTTGTAGGAAATAGCTTGTTAAAAGAATCAATTAAAAACCCAAGATGGGCATACCAATTATTTAAAATGGCTCGTGCATTTGATAGTCAGGCATTTGGTAAAGGCAATTAGACTTAATGATTGTGCCCAATACGTTGGTCAATTTTTTCCAATAAGTCGGGATTATAAACAAATTTACCAGTGGGTTTGTATTTGTCAATTGATTTATAGTTCTTTTCTTCTTTTTTTGGAGGCGCATTATTATGCCCAGGCCCATGATTAAATAAACCTTTATTAATATCCCCGTCGTCTTCTTCGTTTTGTTCTATTCTGGGGTCATATACATCCCCCTTTTCGTTCATAATTTTTCCCGTTTTCTTTTTAAATTCTGAACGTATGTATTGAGGTACATAATTTGACCATGAAACAAATATGGTATTGGGATGCATATATTTCACTAAAAATCCATTGTCTTGTAATTTATTGACTAAATAAGCAATACAGTCTCCTTTGTCGTATACCGGCTCTCCAAAAATATATTCCGGAACGCTAAACCATATGTGTTGGTCGTGTCTTTTATTTCGTCCGGTTACTTTAATACGGGTGTGGATGCGATTAAGAATTTTGTTGAAAATGGAATGTTGTTTAATGTCTCGTTGCTTTTTCCGCTCATATAACTCATCAATGTTTATTTTCCCCGAAGTTTCTTCTTCGTTGGCATATAAAAAGACGGACATTCTATATTGTAAACGACCTAAAAATCATAATGTCTCAAAACGAGTTATATACAACACCTCTAATATTCCTAAACCTATGGCCATTGAACATTTAGTCATTTCTGGAGGTGCCAATATTGGTTTCGCCTTTTTTGGTACATTGAAAACGCTTTTTACTGAAAACTATTTGGATTTAGACAAAATAAAAACCATACACGCCACCTCTATTGGTACATGTTTGGCGTTTTATTTTACGGCTGGGTATAGCTTAGACGATTTGGAGAATTATTTAATCAACCGTCCTTGGAAAGATTTATACAGAATGGATTTTCATGCGATTGTACGTGCAATACAAGACGGCGGTATGTTTGATTATGATGTTATGTTGGAAAGTGTGAAACCGTTATTATTGGGAAAAGATTTGTCGGTTGATATAACGTTGAAAGAATATTATGATTATTGCGGAAAAGAAATCAATTTTTATAGTACAGAATATTCAGAATTGAAATTGGTTCGCATTAACTATAAAACACATCCGCAATGGAAATTGGTAGAAGCACTATATGCGTCTAGTTGTTTGCCTGTGTTGTTTACACCTTTTCTCAAAGATGGAAAATATTATATTGATGGGGCAATGATAATGAATTATCCTTTATTGCCGTGTTTAGAAGATGGTTGTGACCCAAATAGTATTTTTGGTTTATATCACAATACAAGCAAAGAAGTGAAATTATTACGAAAGTCAAAACCGTTTATGAACGCCGACTCATCGTACAAATTGTTGGAATATATGGTGTCTTTATCTATGAAACTATGGACGCATGTAAAACATGAACGTACGGAGCGTGAAAACCAATGTAAACACCAAATTGCGTTGAACCATAAAACGAATATTTTGGATATAATGAAGGCGTTTGAATTGAAAGAAGAACGGGTAAAATTATATAATGTAGGTGAAATGGAGGCGCGAGACTACCTGGCGAGCGAAGCGAGCCACATGTGATTATATTTATAGTGAAATACCATTATAAATATCTAAAAACTACCCTAACCCAAACCTAAACTACCCTCCAAAACAAACAACAATGGGATCGCTTCGCTCGCCGCAAACTACACAACCTACAATGGGCTCGCTTCGCTCGCCGCACAATCGCAACCCCCAGGAGGGGGTAAGGGGGAACCTAGGTTCCCCCTAAAGGAGGTCCTCTACGAATTGTTCTAAACTATAAGTTGTAATTTTGGCATCAAAATCAATCGTTTCTCCATGTTTCAACATTTTTACAGTTGGAAACCCTTCAATATTGTATTTATCCGCCATGTTTTTCGAATTTAAATATTCCTTATAGCCAGATTCCCCTTCTTTCTTTTCTGTAACATTATAAGTCTGACATATTACACGATTTCCATTTACTTCTTTTTGATTATACCCAGCTACAAAATCTTCCCATGGGTCTTTTGCTTTTTTACAATGAGGGCACCAATCTACGGTAAACATCATGATTTGAACATTACCACCTACTCCTGAAGCGTTTGGTACATTCGTTCTATCTTTATTGTTTTTCAATTTGCCAATATTTTTGCGATACACATACAGCCCACCAACAATCAAAAGAATTACCAATAAAAGAATCCAAAAATACATCTTTTTAGGATTTAAAAAGTTCATAAAAAGGGTAGTTATAGGAGTTGCCATTATATATAAAAAAATACATAAGAATCCTTTAGGGGGAACCTGGGGGAACCAAGGTTCCCCCTAAACCCCCTCCTTTTGTTTTGCGTATAGTGTTTGGTAGTTGGGTTGGTGTATTGGGTTTGGTTGGTAGTTGGGTTTGGTGTATTGGGTTTGGTTGGGTTTGGTGGTTGGTGTATTGGGTTTGGTTGGGTTTGGTGGTTGGTGTATGGAGTGCGAGCGAAGCGAGCACATCTCGCCTAAACTTTATAGAAGCATTATCAAGGGCTCGCTTCGCTCGCCTCTTCCAATAAATAAATATAAACGATGTATATATAGCTTTTTATATGGAACAATTAATTTTGCAATTAGGTGACATCATAAGAATAGTTTCTCCTAAAGAATCTAAATTTCATGAACAAACATTTTACATCAATTATTACGATCCAAAAGAACTTTTAGAAATTATTCACACATCATCTCTCGCTATACATCAAATCAAATTAGAAAATGGAATATTGCTAAACAATCATATTGAGAAAATCGTCATTTTAGACAGAAGTGTTCATAAAGGGTTCGCCAGACAAAATGGGCTCATGCCTGGCTCCTGGGTGGAGCTGGAATTCGGAGGAGATGTACGTATTCTTATTACTGCCCAAGTCACTCATTTAGAAGAAGATATGATACAACTCACAACCTTCCCCGAAGAAAACATATTATACATTGATTTCGCCTATAAAGGTATTCCTAAAAGCATACCATTAAAGCAAATCTGTTTGACAAAAAAACCTCTATCGTATAAATCCGCACAAGAATCCGAACCGGAAAACGAAGACCCTCAACAAACCGGCGACCAAGAAGTCTATTCATCTTACAACAATTCCGGAGAATTGGAATTGGATTTCCCTAAACAAATGAATTTAGAAAAAGACTACCGCGAAGATTTACACGAAGAATATTTGGCACAAATGTCTCAAATGCCCACACCAGAACCCTTTCAAAATGAAATACTTATGCAACCTTTTCAAATCCATTACGATGTCAATACACAAATGCATGAACTATATGACGATTTATTGTTCAAAGTACCAGATGAAAAACGAACACGAAAAACAATGCAACAAATTTATACGCATGTACAACGATTTAAAGAATTACGAGAAACCTATTCCACGTATGACGATTATCATCAAATCACTGGATTTATCCGACGTGATGCGAAAAACTATAAACCATTAGTACAATCCTTGTATCATATGAATCATAAAACACCTTGGATTTATCCGGTGGCCAGCATAAGACGCTATTTATATTCCCATAATGAAGACGACCAACCCGATTCAGTCATTTCCGGATTACACGACGATTTGACCAATGAAACAGATATGATAAAAGAGTTATTTTATGACAACGAGAGACCAACCAGCGATTACATCAAATACCAACATATGCATAATCAAGTAAGCCCTTCCTTTTGGACTCCTTTTACACGTGTTGAAAACATTATGAATCCACCTTTAGCTAAAAATATTGCCATACAAAACGATGTGGATATGGTCGTCTCTCATTATAGCAATTTAAAAGCCACTTCTGTAAAAGCCTTTATGGACGGGAAAGATGAGAGCGACAAAAATATTTATACAACCGGAGTATTGCAACGATTCAATGGACCCACATATTTCCCTAAATACATATCTCGCACCAAAAATATACCCGAAATATTATTGCCAGAAGACCAAGCCGATATTAAATCAATCGTATTGTTACCAGAACACGTTGCAACTGAAAGCCGAATCTTTTCAAACACCTCGTCTATTTTGGAAAAGGCCAACTATAAAATCCCCAATAAAGAATCCATATTGACAAACCATAAAATGAAACACAAAACGATTGAATTGAAAGACGACAACGCCATTTTCCCGCTTGATACAACCTATTGTCATGTTGAAATGGAACAAAACGAAAACACACTACACGATGAAGAATTGTCTCATCCTAATTATTATGCCTTTTTACAAGCCGCTATCCCCAACAGCTTCGCCCTTGTGGAGAAATATTATAGTGAAAACGCCAATAGTTACAATTTTACAGATTATTTGAAAACCTTGTCTCATTATCATATTTCACACGAAGCATTGACTTTCGGATTATCACAAAAAATACGGAAACACATTATTGACAATATCAACAAATACAGTGGTGACTTTTTAGAGAAACGAGACAGTTATGGCAATTATTTGACGGAAAAATACCACGTCGTTGAACCCTATAACATGTTGTATAGACCCTTTTTCTTCACTTATTATCTTCTTAAAAACGATTTGAGACAAGACGTGATTTCCACATATGATTTAAATGAAAAAAGAGACTACATTGAGAAAAGCGAGATTGTCAATAAAATATACGCACAAGATGACCAACGTTTGCATTGTTTATACATGTTGTTGTATAATATTGTATTGGTGACTCCACAAATGGTTTCGGAACCATATATTGAGCCGAAACATTTCTACGACGTGTCTCAAAAGGCCATTTCCAATAAGTATAATTCAATAAAAGAAATGCAAGAAGACAACAACAAACGCGACCTGAAATATGACAAAAATTACGACGCCAATCAATACGACGCGATTGTGAAATATAGGAGAGAACGCAGCCGAATGACACCAGACGAGTTTATAGAATTTTTGACGCAAAGACTGGCAGAAGATTACGGCTGTTCTATACACAATACAGAAAGGTTGGCCAAAGAGCTCATCCAAGGGCATAAACTGGTACAAGAAGGCGATTATGCTTTATTGGAAATCAAACCGAACTTGATTCCTACCATCAATGAAAGTGATTTGACGAATGGTGAGAAAGAAGAAATCAAAATTGAAGAAAACGTTCGCAAAGTGCAAAAATATTATAGACGAGTGAATCACAATTGGATTTACGACCCCGATGTGGACTCTTCTAGCTTTGCAAAACCTTCTGATTTGTCTTGTGCATTGAAAGACGACGAATTTATCGGAAAAGGCGCCAATGGAAAATTATTCGCCAATGCCTATGGTACACGTATGGAAGATATTGAGACAAATGTGAAAAATAAAATACAAGACGCAAAAAAACAACTATTATTAATCCGCGATTTGAGAGAATGTAGAAAATACGAAGTAGACCAATACCATATTCGTTTGGGGAATCATGCCTATATTTCGGAAGGACTTAAATCCCCTTATGCTTCACTATATGACAACATTAATCATTGGTCTACGGATTTTGCATTAAAACAATCTTATTTGGTGGATTTCAAGGAGTATTATTGCAGAGAGCCATTACCGAACGAGAGCCCCCATTGGTTGTATTGTTTAGATACGGGTATCCAAATGATGCCAATGAGCCAGTTTCTATTGGCGCAAGCATTCCAAGAAAACAACTATAAAACTGTTCTTATGCAATTGGTGAAAAAACTCGGCCGTGTAAGCGATGGATATTACGTGGACAAATATTGTGGAAATGTATTGGACCATATTGATTTCTCAGAACAAAGCGGCGAAATTATGATGGAAGTGGAAGAACAAAATACATGGGAACCTGAAGAAGTAG